ACCGTGAATTAGATTATGACCACAAGAAAAGTAAACCTGCTATGAGACTGATGACCGAAGTTTACAAGGTATCAGATTTGTTCCAGGAATTAGCCGATGTATTAGAAGATTTTCATGTTGAAGTTCATTTAGACTTGAACAAATCAGACGAATTCGGAAGTTCTTGTGTTGTACAGCAAGCGATTGGTTATATCAAAGGTACCTGTAACATGACACCAATGGTTAAACCAGATGCGCCTGCTGCAAGTTTCTGTGCTGACAGATTGAAAAGAATTCTGGCAGAACAAGAAGCCGTATAATCTCCTACATAGGGGTTTAACCCCTAGGAGATTACAATGGCAAGAAAACCTAATTTAGCAAAAACTGCTAACAGAGATGTAGCAGTTGGTCACGGTATAGAAAGAAGTCCAAAGTGGCCAGGTGTACAGAAATTACATTTAAAATTTCATCCCGTTTGTGAATCATGTGGTTCTTCAAAGAATCTAAATGTACATCACAAAAAACCATTTCATCTTTTTCCTGAACATGAATTAGATATGAATAATCTAATTACACTTTGTATGGATGAAGAAAAAGAATGTCACATTAAAATTGGTCACGGTGACAATTTCAAAGATTATAATCCAGATGTAGAAGTTGATGCACGAAAAGTTCGTGCTGATATTTCTTTGTTTGAATCTGTGGCAGAAGAAGCCAAGAAAAAAAGATTAATTGCTTAATCTATGGAGAAATTAGTTTAGTGGTAAAACCACGGGTTGTGATTCCGTTATCACCAGTTCGATCCTGGTATTTCTCCCCAATTTATGCCTTGTTAACTCAGCGGTAGAGTAGCGCTTTTACACAGCGAAGGTCGGCAGTTCGATCCTGTCACAAGGTACCATTATGCCGATATAGCTCAGGTGGTAGAGCAGTAGACTGAAAATCTATGTGTCGTAAGTTCAACTCTTACTATTGGCACCATATGTTGTTAAAACAAATTCATCTTTTTTAGGTGGATTTATTTTAGGAATATCAGATAAAACAAACTCGGCTGGTTGACAATAAGAAGAACGTGTTTTATACTCCTCATTGGAGAATAAACGATATAAAATATCAACTGTAGATTGTTGTGAGTAAGGAATCATATAAGTATTTATTTGCCTCGGTGACGGAATTGGTATACGTGTTTGCCTTAGAAGCAAAATTTTAGGAGTTCGAGTCTCCTCTGGGGCACCAAACAATCTGGCGTTAGTATAATGGATAATACAGTAGGCTTCTACCCTTCTAATGGGAGTTCGATCCTCTCACGCCGGACCATTTTTTTAGGAGTTTATTATGCCTTCTGTATTTTTGGTGTCAGATACACATTTTGGTCACGCTGGTGTGTGTAGATTTCTCCGTGATGACGGTGTGACGAAGCTTAGGCCATGGGATAATCCTGATGATATGGATGAAGAAATGGTAAAGCGATGGAACGAAACAGTCAGACCAAATGATAAAGTATATCATCTTGGTGATGTTGTTATTAACCGCAAATCACTTAGTATTATGCATAGACTTAACGGTGATAAAGTTCTGATTCGTGGTAACCATGATATCTTCCGTGATGATGAATATAGGCAGCACTTCCGTGAGCTACGTGCTTATCATGTAATGAACGGAATGATTCTGTCTCATATTCCAATTCACACAGCAAGTCTTGGTCGTTTTGGTGTAAACATCCATGGCCATCTTCATGCTAATCGTGTTATGGCTGAAGTATGGAGTGAATACGAAATTGACCCAAGATACCATTGTGTTTGTGTTGAACAAACCGATTTTAGACCGATTCTTTTTGAAGATGTTATTAAACGAATCAAAGAAGAAGGTGGTGAGGTTGGTTTCCGTAATGGAAACGGACCTGCTATGTGATGCGAGTATGGGGGAATTGGTAGACCCAGCGGGCTTAAAACCCGCCGCCTCTGTGCGTACCGGTTCAAATCCGGTTACTCGTACCAAAAAATAATGCTTGACTTCTTATAAAGAAGCCTATATAATACACACATGATGCGGGTATGGTGCTAGTGGTAACACAAGACCTTGCCAAGGTTTAGTTGAGAGTTCGATTCTCTCTACCCGCTCCAAGTTAACTACAACAGATTTTATGCGGGATTAGTTTAATGGTAAAACAGCAGATTTCCAATCTTCGGTCATCAGTTCGATTCTGATATCCCGCTCCATTATATGCGGTTTGTAATAGTACGATATTGAGGTACCACCTTTATATTATCTGAGCAAAGCAGACAACCGCTCCATTTTTTTGAGGTCATTATGAATATTAAGCCATTGGGAAATAGAATTGTTATTGAACGTGTTGAAGGTTCTAAACAAACAGAATCTGGAATTATTTTGAAAAGTTCAAATGAACCAGATAAAGCAAAAGTTGTTTCTATTGGTCCTAAGGTAGATGAAGTAGAAGTTGGTGATGTTGTTCTAGTAAATTGGAATGCCGCAGTAAAGTCAGGTGATTATTATGTTATCACTATTGACCATGTAGTATTCATCTACGGAGAATAAAATGTCTGACGGTGGCAAAGGTTCAAGTCCAAGACCTTTTAGTGTTTCACAGGAAACATTTGCAAGTAACTACGACAAGATTTTTAGAAAGCCTACTCAACAAGAATTAGATGATGAGAAGGCTGAACAAGAAGAATTTGATAGAATTTTGGAAGAAAATAAAAGGCGACAAAAAAGTATTGCGGGATAACTCAGGAGTAGAGTAGCGGGCTCATAATCCGAATGTCGGTGGTGCGAATCCATCTCCCGCAACCAATTCAATGTTTTGTGTACCACCATACAAATGATAGTACCATAATTACTGCAATCAATCCAAAAGCCAAATAATATAGAAAAAACTTCAGTAGGCCTATTACATCAAATACCCATTCCAAAAATGTGTATTCTTTTTCTTTTTTCATTTTGGTGTTATTAGTTCTTTATTATTTTCGTATGCTTTTTCATCTAAATATTGGATGGCTTTTCTAATCTTTTCAGCTTCATATCTTTTTTGCTTTACTAGTTCTTCTCGGTAAGTTCTATCTTTCCATCTTTCTTGTTTGTCTAGATATAACCAATACCAAAATATACCTAAAAAAATACATATAATCAACGCTGCTATAGCTAATCCAAATTCTAATTTATATGTTTCAATTCTGTCAGTTCTTTTTTTGACTCTATCTTCTTCTTCTTTCATTTGTTTAGCAATAAGAACTTTTTGTTGAACACCCAACTCTTTAGTCATTTCTTCAACTTCAGTAAATAAGGCACCAAGTTCTGGTGGACTTTGATATATCATCAATTCACGGAGTTCTGTGCCCATTTGTTCTAATTGTTTTTTCATTAGAACCCGTTTTAAAGCTCGTTTAGCTAAACTATCACCTCCAGAATATACTTCAGTTTTACTACGTTTTTCTTCTTCTTCTAAAACTGCTATACACTTAAAATAATTATCATAGTATTGACCAAGATAATCACCAATATCTGCATAGATATTAATAGTATCTTCACTTTTTTTATTCAATTCAACCACACGAGCTTTTTCTTCCACTAACTGTTTTTTTGCTGCGGGAGTTGCTGGTTTATCTGGTGGGTGTGCCTTGTGGAACTGGTCGTCCAAATCCTTGAGGACGGCTTTCACATCCCCAGCGGCACCTTTGATATCTTTATATAACTGACAACCTTTTTTCACAGCGGCAACTGCACCGTTGGCCAAGGCAAAGAGTGTGAACGGATCCATTTTGTACCATTTTTTCTATTGACAACATAATAAGAAAATGATATAATGTTCGTTCAAGTCAAACTATATAATTATTTATGTGGTATAACATATTAACACCAAAAGGATATTATGAAAATTCTTGCTTTTAAACTCATTACCAACGAAGAACTTATTTCCGAAGTTGAATCAGAAACCGAAACCGAATTCGTATTGTGTAATCCATTGGGTATTGCAATTGTACGAGGCAAAGACGGGCAACCTAATGTAGGTTTTGCACCATTTCCAATCCACTCAGAACAAAAAACAGGTTCTACTATTGCCATTTCTAAGAAACATGTAGTATACTCTTATGTGCCGGCAGAAGATTTCATTAAAAACTATGACCAAATCTTTGGTGCAGGCATTATTCTTCCAGGTCAACAACAAATTATTACAGGTTAATGTCAAGTTTCTACACAAATGTCCAGTCTATCGCTGGCATTATTCTCTATCGTGGTGTTCTGGATGGTAAAAGAGTAAAACAGAAGATTGAATACTCACCATCATTATACATTTCAACCAACAAGAAAACTGAATATCGTTCA